GTCATTTGTGCTGTCTCAGGCTCCGAACCAAATTTGTAACAATGGGCTGGAGCCACGGGCATACGCGCTAACACAGTGGAGGCAGAAGTCGCCGCCGTGTATGCAAATACGCGAAGATTGCCCATCTTTGAAATGACAGCTTTGATGGTCGGACGACCATCACCAGGAAGAAGGCCCGAGGCAGTGGCTGCCACGGAACCTTGGTGCAAGGCAAGAGTTTGGCCAGTGTCGAGGCCGTCAATATGGCTAAGTAAGCCCATAGGACGGATCACGACAGGAGTCTGGCTCGAGAGGTCGTGGGGCTTGTCAAGAAAAGCAACCAATTGAGTTATAGTTTGAATAGCTTTCATGACTGGCTCAATGAGGGCAGAAACGCCTTCAATAGTTGAGCCAACACCAGAAACGACTTTATCGATGCTCTTGCCCACAGATTCCTCAGAGGGCTTGAATTTCTTCTTGCCACTCTGAGCTTCCGCGGTGACGATAGTGTTGGAAGGGCCAGCCAACTGCACGTCCTCAAAGGACGCGTAGACGGAAAGCTGGACATTCGCTGGGGTTGCTGCAGTTGAGGAGGCGAGGGGATGTTGCATAAAAATGACAACCATCCCGTTCTCACCGCCAAACGCTTGACGCAGGTCCTTGAAGGAATAAGGGTGATTCCAATCGAGAGTGTACTCGACCACAGATTGACTAGAAAGGTCAATTAAGTAATCGGGCACTGAAACGACGGGAACAATTTGCTCATAGGGGCTGGTGCCAACAGTTAAGGTACCGACTCCAGGAACATACTTAATTCCGACAAGGCCTGTAGTGTAAGGTGTGCAGGCAACCACAAAGGTCAACTTGGTCTTGCAACGCAAGTATCGGTAGTTGTAGAGTGAAGAGATGACAGCCGGCATCGTTAACAGGGCGTCGGGAAAGACTAACTTAGTCAGAACATCCCTAGCCGCAGTCGCGGATGTTATAGATATCTTCTCTATGAGGTAAAGGCGCTTACCCGGCGGGAAGCCGGGACGCGCTAAAGTCTCATCAGCTACATCAAGGGGGACAAAGCTTGGCCCCTCGGATTCAGTTTTTGCACGCGGAACAGCGGACAGAACCTGAGTAAGTCCTTCTTGTTGTTGGGACGGGTCAACAACCGGAGCATTTTCAGTACGCTCCGGTATACTTTCGGCAAATGATTTGCTGGTAATTTGAGGCGTATAGGCTTGGTCCATAATACCATAGGACGGCCACGCACGGGCTTTCAAACCAGTGAAACACTGGCTGCTTGCTCGCGATCCAGAGGGGGAGGCCTTGAAGAACCCCATCTGTTCGACCGGGCTGGAAGATGAAACACTGGGAGTCAAAGTTCTTCCCGCGGCATAAAGGATGCCACGCTTTGAGAGTAGGTCAGCGCGAAGCGCATTATAGTTGTGGGTGACCTGAGCCCACCCCACTTTTGCAAAGTGGGAATTGACTTTAGCCTTGACCTTTTCAAAAGCGTCACGGCCATAGAGAACCATCTCACGTAAGAAGGCGTCAATTTTCTCATAGGTGTTCTGCCTGGAACCAGGCCCACCCCAAACAAACGTAATCTGCTCACTAAGGGAGTCCTCAGTCAAAACGAAGTAAGTCGCACAAGGGCGACGCTTCATAATAACCAAGTCCTGCCATTTCATGGGCTGAATTGGGGTGTCCTTAACGCCCGAAGTTATAGAACGGCCAAAATGGCTCTCAGCAATACGCTTGAAAGCATGGCCATCCAAAACAACGGACGAAAAGGCTATGTCGTCTGAGTAGTTAACCCAGGCGACATCTTGAGTGAACGACTCAAGTGTGGGGTTTTCATTGCCCACAACAAGTGACCAGGTGGCGACGGCAAGAGTCTTGACATCAATCATATTAACGGGTGTGGTCAAACCACTACCCGAAAGATTTGAAGGGCGGGAAAAGTAAACTTTTCCTGCAACAATGTTCATAGACTCAAAGCCAGAACGCCAACCCTGGTAAAGTTGGTTTTCATCCTCTTGAGTCATGTCAGGCATGTAGAGCCTGTACCATGGGAGGATGTTCTTGAAAAAGATTATAAGTGCCCATATGAGGTTAAAGGTCACGTCGTGGTTCTCAAGATCCAGGTTCCAATGAACGCTGAATCTCTTGAGCCACTTCATGACCAACATCCCCTCAGGGCTATTAAAGTCAATTCCATAGAGCATACCGTTAACAACACGGGTACGCTTTAATTGTCCAACCCAGGCACCAAATGTCATCTTTTGAGCAATGACAACTTCGACCGGGAAAATACAAATGTCACGGGGAATGTCAACCTTAGCAGGCCGGCGGTTCTCCACTTTGCAGCAGCTGAATGTAAAGAATTCGACCGCCTGATTCTTACGCCAACAATTGATAATATTCAACCAACGGGCATGAGTTTCAGGGGCCAAGGTGAACTTACCATCGCTGCCACGCAGGACATTAGAAAGTTTTCCCGGTAAGTGGCCGGGTTCAACAACGGTTGGGAAACCGGGAGACGTCTTAACGTCGATACCCGGTGTATCCCACTCAGGACAGCCATTTAAGGCTTCATCCAAAGTCAAGAAGCGGGCAGGTCGGGAAGGGGCACTCAAC